AGAAGTTCGCTTCAACATTCCTGCTGTGTCTGGAATGATTCAACTTAATGGTACAAGTGCTAATAACTATCAACCGGCAATAATCTTGTCTGTGGTAGATGATTACAACTTCACTATTAACATTGATACATCAGCGTTTACTGCATTTACTTATCCAACAATTGCACAACAACCATCTTCATTCCCTGAAGTTACACCAGTTGGTGAAGATACTGCTACATCGTTGATTTCCCCTGTTGCTCAAACTCCAGTTATTGGTGGTCAGCAGATCTTTAATACCAACAGTGGTATTTTAGCTGACTCAACCGTTAATACTGGATTCCTGGGAATGATCTTGGGTAATGGCGGTAATGGACTTGAACTAACCACTCCTATTCTTGGTCCTTCTGGATCTATAGCGTGGTCAGCGGGCAATGCTCCAACGGGAGATGTTGTTTACTGGACAGCTGGTAAATCTACTTACGGCGGTCTATAATCTCGAATGATTAATGAGGGAGGAGCGCTCCTCCCTCAAACCTATAAAGAAAGGAAGCTATGTCACAACCACATATGACCGTGATGAATACGGAAAAACCCGTAGCATCAAAAGAGAAATTAACTAAAGCAAATCTTAAATACATGCGCGATAAAGATCGTGAAATGGTAAAGGGAATCTTTAAGTATTATGAAGTTCCCGGAGCTTGCATGGAATTTGTGTATAAAGCCTACAAAGAAGATCCATTAGAGAAATATACTTTATGGGATGGCGAAGCATACAATCTTCCTTTAGGAGTTGCTAAGCACTTAAATAAGAATGGCTGGTATCCAGTACATGCCCATGCTCAAGATGCTGATGGTCGAGTTGTTGCCAAAGTAGGACAAAAAGTCCGCAGATTCGGATTCCAAAGTCTTGAGTTTGTTGATATTGAAGATTTAACACCGCAGGGTTCTCCTTTAGTTACGGTAGAAAAAGCACCTTTAGGAGTATAAGTTATGTGTCCCTACGTACCTTCTTATGCTAATCCCTTTCCCACCTATCAACCTGCTATGCGGGTCATAGCCAATATCACTAATGCTGCAATCGCTACCGTGACAACTACGTTTGCTCATCAGTATAGAGTTGGTCTGATAGTGAGATTGGATATACCTCCAACAGGCGGTATGATACAGGCAAATCAACTCGTAGGGACCATTCTTTCTTTGCCAACACCATCAAGTTTTACTGTGGATATAGATACAACAACCTTTGATGCTTTTATTACACCGACTCCAGTTTCTTTCTTGGGATATCAAGATTCTCAAGTAGTTCCTATTGGGGAAATAAATGATATTCTTCAAGGGGCTACCGTGAACGTTTTACCTTATTAAGGAGAGAAGATGTCAGCAACCTTACCGCCAACGAGTACGCTTCAGGCGATACAAACAAAAGTAAGAAGACTTACTCGATCTCCTTCTGAAACTCAATTGACAACTCCTGATTTACAGAATTATATAAATACGTTTGTTGTTTATGACTTTCCTGAACATATTCGTACTTTTAAGGACAGACAACAATTTACCTTTGTATGTAACCCATTCCAAGATAGATACCCTACCGACATACTTTCATTTGGTGGTGTTACTACAAACCAACTTTACAACTTTCAAAACAAGTACTTAACCGTCCATGATCCTCTATATATTGCTGGTTTTCCTTCTCTCTATACTCAAAGTAGGGATCAGTTTTTTGGTATTTACCCTAAAGTTAATAACATTCAGTCTATTGGCTTTGCTGGTGATGGGGTCACTTTAAGTTTCACCGGAACACTACCTATAGCTAATCAGCCAAATTCTAATATCAATGCTCAAAATCAAGGATCAGTTCTTTTACAGAATCAGGTTCTTTTTGATTCTATAGCAGTTGATGGTGCTGGGTTGGCCCTTCAAGATGTTCCAGTATTAGATACAACGACCGGTAATCCATCGGTTAATGGAAATTTATATGTTCCAGGATTTCAACCAACTACGCCTCCAACAGTAATTACACCTGCTAATACTATTAACTATGTAACTGGTGTTTATACAATTACTTTCCCTAGTGCTCCAGCTTCAGGTGCTCCAATTAATAGTCAGACAGTTCCTCAGGTTCTTGCTCGGCCACAGGCGATGTTATATCACAATAATACTTTCTATTTGAGACCAGTTCCCGATCAACCGTATACAATTAACTTTGAAGTGTATGCCAGCCCTACATTTATAATGGAAACATCAAATTCTCCTGGTAAAGATAGCCCCGCATTGAATGAGTACTGGCAATACATAGCTTATGGGGCTGCAAAAAAGATATTTGAAGATCGCATGGATTTAGAATCGGTTCAGTTGATAATGCCCGAATTCAAGAAACAACAAGAACTTGTATTACGTAGAACAATTGTACAGCTTACCAACGAACGTGTATCTACCATCTATACCGATCAACTTGGTGGTGGACCTGCTGGTGGATGGGGATGGTTCGGAGCAAACTTTTAAGGAGATACTGTGGCATATAATAATAACATTCCGCAACCAACCGACCAATTATCACAATCGCAAGCGGATATACTTGGTAATTTTTCAGGCGATACAAACGCTTATAGATGTTAATCACGTAGACTTTGCTTCAGCTGATCAAGGCAAGCATAAATGGGTTACACTACCAGTTCAGACACCTTCTCCTCCGATTGCATTTGGAGCCGGTGAATTAGCGCTCTATTCATTCTTAAATACGGTAACGAGCCAAAACGAACTGTATATAAACAAGACGAACCAAGTAACGGTAACTCAGATTCCTACAACGGCATCAATACTTTCAGTAAGTTCTAATCCGGGAAATAACGTTGCCGGATGGACCTACTTACCTTCAGGAATAATACTCAAGTGGGGTAATAGTTCTGCTAATGGCAGCACAGTAATTACACTTCCTGTTGCTGCAACTATACCCGTATTTACCAATGTTATGGCAATATTATTAACTCCCTATGCAGTATCTGTGGCTGATTCAAATATTGCCGTTCGCTTATCTTCATTCACTAATACAACCTTTACAGTTTATGGTTCTGCTCGTGTAACTACTGGCGCTGCCGCAGCTACTTTCCAATATTTAGCTATAGGGTACTAATATGCCAATGGATCGTTTTCTTATTGCTCCGTTAAACACAGGATTTCAGACAGATCTAAAAGCGTGGCTCATAATGGACGATAGTTGGGCTCGTTTAGAAAACGCTTATGTTTTTCGTGGAAGAGTAAGAAAGCGATTTGGTGAAGAGCTTATGGGCACCGGAGCTCCTTCATTAGCGTTAGAACAATTATTTTCTCGGTTGAGAATTCAAGTGGGAACTATTGGAGCCCCAACAAGTCCAGTGCCCGGTGGAATATTTAAAATAGGTCAGATGTTCTCAGCTGGTACTCAGATATTCACTGTATGGCAACTTGGAGCTCCTGCTGCAATGTTGGCAACTGGCCCAGGAACTGGGACGTATAATACAACAACAGGAGCATTTGTTTTAGCTGGTACAGGGCTTCCAAATGGTACACCAATATTTTTTTATCCCGCTGAACCAGTAATGGGACTTACGCAATATGAAATAGGCGCTATTAATAACTTCCCTACCTATGGCTTTGATACACAATTTGCCTATGTATTTACTGGTGGAGCATGGCAACGATCGGGTACAGTTGTGTGGCATGATCCCAGTGGCAATAAGGCTAACTATTTCTGGTCAACTAATTGGAGTGGGTTCTCTCAAAATTTAGCTGCGTATAACAGGGCATTATTTACTACTAACTTCCAAGTTACCAATCCTAATGGTGCTCCAACGGGAACAGATGATCCAATATATTGGTTTGATGGAACAACTTGGACTGCATTTACCCCTTATTTTGCGCCAGCCGGAGGTGCACCTGGAACCGGACCATTCGTTCAAACATCGAGACTAATTGTTGGATTTAAGAATAGATTGGTGCTCTTAAATACTATAGAGACAAACGCTGCAGGTAATGCAAATATTAACTATCAATTCCGTGCTCGCTATTCATGGAACGGAAGTCCATTCGCTACCAATGCATGGTATGAACCAAACCAAACCGATAACACACCACTTAAAGCGGGTGGCGCTGGTTACGTTGATGCTTCTACTGAAGAACAGATTATTAGCGCAGAGTTTATTAAAGATCGTTTGATTGTGTACTTTGAAAGATCTACCTGGGAACTTGCGTATACTGGAAACGAAGTCGAACCATTCGTATGGCAAAAGATTAATACCGAACTTGGTACAGAAGCTACCTTTTCAGTAGTTCCCTTTGATAAAGAAATACTTTCTATCGGTAACACTGGAGTACATGCTTGTAATGGTGCTAACGTTGCTCGTATCGACACAAAGATTCCGGATTACATATTCCGTATTGTAGATAAAGCGACGGGAACTCAGCGAGTTGCGGGAATAAGAGATTATTTTACCGAGATGGTTTATTGGACCTTCCCTTCCGTTGAACAGAATCCAGCTGAAACATTCCAAACTAAAGTTCTGGCTTATAACTATCAGAATGGATCATGGGCTGTCTTTGATGATTGTATTAATACGTGGGGTTATTTTGAACAGCAAGGAGTAGGTACAACATGGGCAACTTCGTTGCTTACCTGGGAAGAATCAGATGAAGTGTGGGCAAGTGGTACAACTCAACCAAACTTTAGACAAGTAATTGCAGGTAACCAAGAGGGATATACCTTCATTGTTAACCCTGACATCAGTCGTAATGCTCCTGCAATGCAGTTAACCAATATTGTAGCTTCTGGTTCAGGATTTAATTTAACTATAGTAGATCATACGCTTACTACGTTCAGTTTTAGTCCAACAGAAAGCTCTGGAGACTTTATATGCATAGAAAATGCTCAAGGAGTTACTGGGCTTAATGATAAGATATATCCATGTTTCTTTGTAGATAAAGACACGGTGTATATTACTGCCAACTTTACCGGTACTTATACCGGTGGTGGTACGGTAACGCGTATATCTGAAATCAACATGCTCTCTAAGCAATGGAACCCCTATGTTGGCCAAGGACAAGACTTCTACCTTGCACGCATAGATTTCTTAGTGGATAAGACCGATGTTGGTCAGGTTACCGTCGATTATTTCCCTTCAAGTACAGAAGTATCTATGGTTAATGATGGTTTGGTTAATGGATCTTTAATGGGAAATAACGTTCTAGAAACATCTCCTTATGATCCTGCATTATATCCTCTAGAACAATATCAAGAACGCTTATGGCATCCATTATATTTCCAGACGACGGGCGAATGCGTTCAGATACAAATAGCTCTCAAGTTTGATCAGGTGACTTCTACCGAAATAGCGTGGGAAGATTTCCAACTTCATGCATTAGTGTTACATACTGAAAAAACCTCAATGAGATTACAATAAAGGAATAGAATGGCTGCAGGTAATCAAGGTAATAACACAGGTTTGTATGTAGCAACGACTAATATTTGGGATGTATCCCAACTCTATTCTACTGAAGTTACTGATCCTGCTTTTAAGGAACTCTTGGTTCGTCTTTACCAGAACGTTAATAATATCGCTATAGCTCTTAACCTCAAAGATTCTGCTTATTACGATCAAACAGAATTTGTTAATGGGCAAATGTTCTTTCCTAATCCAGCCAATAGCTCAGGAACAACTGCTGCTCCTAGTTACCGTAATGTTTATCGCATGGTTATTAATTTCGGTGCGCTACCTAATACTGC